TTAATCTGACTTGTCTGTGGATTTATTTTTTATTGGAAAATAGTCGATCAGGGACTGAAAGATTGGATGGAGAACGTCCCACTCCTCCGTGGTGATTTCCCTGAGATTAAGGAACAATCTATATAAGAGATCTACGAGTTCTCCCTGCCTGTCTGGAGGTAACCGCCTGAAAGGCTCCTGTACTTTCTGTAGTACGAACAGTGTGAAAGCCACTGATCCGGGATCAAACTCAGGGGTCCCCACCCTAACCGGGATGTCCCGGTCTGATTGGAATTGCTGATCTTCACCAAGAACGAGCCATCTACGGCTAACCCGAAATTCCTCACATACCTTTTCTAAAAAATCTATAGGAGGCGGGGTCTCACCGTCTCTATAGCGGACGACCGTGGTTCGCGCCACTCCTATTTTTTCGGAGAACTGGGGCAAGGATAATCCGCTATCTCGTATAACCTTTTTGACCCTGTCTTTTAATTCCATACGGTCACCTTTTCCCGAGCAAGGAGGGCAAGGGAAATTGGAAAAGAATTACCCATATAGACGCAAGCTATTGATAATAGTCACACAAACGGTTACGCGAGCGAAGGCACCGAAGAGCAATCAGCAAAAGAACCAAACCGCTCATTTTAAACCATTTTTGTATTGACTAGAGCGATAGCGTGCTCTATTGTTTAAATCCGGACAGACGAATGAGGAAAACAAGAGGCACGAGATGTCAATCGCTTTCCTTGTTGAGCCTCATCAGGATTGAAACTGGCACGGGCAGCCAGAAGTGTCAATCGAAAAACCAGCGAGGATAGAAGATGACCATGACGAGCTTGAACGAGCGGTTGCGGCGGGTGTTACGGGATAGCGGCTTGTCCTTGCCTCAATTTGCAGCGCGGATTGGGGTTGCACGAACCACCGTCGCCCGCTACAGAGACAGTCAAGTGTCGCCCCCCCTAGATTTCCTGGAGAAGGTTTGCGAACAATTTCAGGTTAACCGTAGATGGCTCATTTTGGGTGAAACGGAAGCTAAGGAGGCGACTGATACTTTGCATGGCAAGGATCTGACAGATTTAACAAAAGTGAAGGCTTACACGGGTGGATATGCCGAGGGCTTTTCCGCGGGAGTGAGCAAGACCATCGCAAAGATCGAAGAGATGAGCACCGAACTCGCCGCAGGAGCCGCCAAAACCATCGCACTAGCCAATGAGAGCTTCTCTGAATTGAAGGCAGGAGCCGCCAAAACCATCGCACTGGCCAACGAGAGCTGCTCTGAATTGAAGGCAGGAGCCGCCAAAACCATCGCACTGGCCAACGAGAGCTTCTCTGAATTTGCTACTGAGTATAGCGAAACATTTGCAAAAATCGATAAGAGCCGCCCTGAAGTCAAGAGGGATTCTGATGGATGATTATCTCGGGGCTTTCGACATTGCGAAGATCATGGGCCAGAGTCCGCGCGGCATAAATAGCCGGGCTAAACGAGAAAAATGGCCATTCAGGCCGATTGAGGGATATGGAGGGCCTGGCGGCGTAAAAAAAGAGTACTGCTGCGCTTCTCTTCCTGATGATGTACAGCGGCAGATCTCGATTTCCGAACAAAAGAAGCTCCTGGCGAAGACCGGCCACAAGGGAGAACAAGATCCGGGCCTCGACACAAAAGAGCTAAGGGTGGCCTTGGCTGCAGCCGATCTGGTGCATGAGTATGAAGAGGCAATCTGCAGGAAGAAAAGGGAAATAACGAAGGCCAAAAAAGATTTTATGAGGCGCTACAACAACGAGGACCTTAGTACCTATCCAAACCTGTATGCCCTGCTCGGCAACGTTAGTTTTCAAACAATTGAGCGTTGGAGCCTCAATCTCAGGCGAAACAATAATGATGCAACGGTTCTGGTAAAACGATGGGGCCGCCATCTCAAGGGAACTGGCGGACTATCGCCTGAACAGGAAAAGATCTTCCGCACTTATATCTTCCATGAACATAGATTCCCAATCGGGGAGGCCATCCGGATCGCAACAAATCAGATGTGCATAAGAGGATGTGAATGCCGTTTGCACGCCCGTCAACTCCGCAACATTGCGGACCGCATCATAAAGCAAAATTACCCGCAATATATAGCGTCAAGAGAGGGCGAGAAACGCTTAAACGAATTGTGCCTTCCTCATGTTGAGCGCGATTATGACTGCATTGACGTTGGCGACATAGTTTTTGGCGACGGGCACGTCATGAACTTCGAATGCAAAAACCCCGTGACCGGCAAGCCTAAGCGCATGATTTTAGTCGCCTTTTACGACATGAAATCGAACATGCCCCTGGGCTGGGATATCAGCCCCAGTGAGAATACCGAGGCGATAAAGGTCGCACTGTACAGGTCCATCCTGAGACTGGGCAAATTTCCAAAGGTGGTGTACCTCGACAATGGTCGCGCCTTTCGAGGCAAGTTTTTCAGAGGCGTAAAAGAGCCCGGTGAAGATCCAAACATTGGGCTGTTCAAGCGGCTCGGAATAAAGGCGACTTTTGCTCGGCCTTACCATGCAGAGACAAAGCCCATTGAAGGCTTTTTTAAAATTTTCGGCGAGTTGGAGCGCCAGGCACCGTCCTACACCGGCACGAGCATAGAAAATAAGCCCGCACGCATGAAGCGGGGCGAAGTGCTCCACCGGAAATTGTATGAGTCCATTGTCCAGGGGCGCGTTCTAACGATAGTCGACGCTCACCTGGCAATTGCAGACTGGATCGAGACTGAATATGGCCCACGTCCTCAGCGCGGCCATCTCAAGGGTAGATGCCCATTAGAAGTTTTCGACGCCGGAAAAGGACCGGGCCTGTCTGATGGCGACAAAATGAAGCTCCGGCTGCTCATGGCCCAGATCGACATCAAGCGGATTACGCGAGATGGAATCAAGATCCCCTGGTCAGACGAGCGATATTACCATGCCGATCTATTTAAAAAACTGGACCAACCAGCAACGGTTCGATACGACTGGCAGGACAAAAATCGGATTTACGTCTACGACGCGGACGGCCAACTTATATGCGAAGCATCGCCAAGGCGAAAGGTGCATCCGGCCGCCAAGCACATGGGGACCGAAGAAGATACGGCTGAACTCTCGAGCCAGTTGGAAATGACAGCGTCCCTTAAAAAGTCTGTCGTTGGGCCTCTTCGCGAGCTAATGCATAACGAAATTATTCCAGATGTGCGCCGGCAGATCTCGGAGATATGTGTCGATGTCGAAGCAAACGCAAACAAACCGGCACAAACGGATGCCGAAACGCCGAAAATGACCGACGAACAGTGCGAAAGCATCCGGCGCCACGCAAAGGAAATCATCGACGCCGCACTCGCACCGGCCGCACCGCTCCCACTGCAAGCGCCCGCCCTGCACCGGCCCGAGTTCAAGGTCGACTGGGAGTCGCTTTTCTTGATGGGCGACGCTGATCGGTACGAGGTTCTGCTCGAATGCGAGGCCCGAAGGATTGAAATGCCGATGGGGCAGAAACGCTGGATGGGCATGTATGAAAAGAGCTCAGAGTATGAGCGCCTTCGCGATTACTTTGAGGGCGAGGCGCTGCAGGTTCGGCTACGAAGCATACAGAAATAAGGCAGTAAGCGGAATGCCGGATAAATAAGCGATGTTTCAATAAGCTGCTCGGCTGCATGGAGGAGCCTATGATTCAATTCAAAAATGAATTTGTCCTCACCAGAAATGTTAGGAATTTCCACGTGATGGTGGATGATCTGATTTCCTATGGCGAGGGGTGCCTGGGGTGCGTGCCCGGCACGCCGGGCATCGGCAAGACGAAAACGTCGCGGGTCTGGCAGGCACGAAATGGAGGGATATACCTGCGCATCGCGAGCATCTGGAAGCGGAGCGAGCTGGACTTTATCCAGGGCTTGGCCCACGAGGCCGGGATCGCCAATCCCTCAGGCCGCAAGGGGCGGTGTTATTCACAGGTAGTCGATAAACTTTCAAGCTCCGGCTGCGTCGTCTTTCTGGATGAGATGCAAAGGTTACCGAAAGAGTTTTTAAACATCGCCCTGGATCTGTCAGACGCTACCGGCTGCCCGTTCGTCTTGGTCGGAGAACCCGAGCTGAAGGGGCTCATGCAGGAAAACAAGCGAGTTTGGTCCCGCACGCACCGCCTGTTCGAATTCGACTCTCTGTCGATCTCCGATGTAGTCGTATATGCGCTCAAAACAACATCGCTCGAATTGCACCCGGAGATCGCGGCCATCCTGCACCGGTCGAACGCCGGGGACTTCCGGATTCTCAAGAGGGATTTCCTCGCCCTGGTCCGCTACGCCAATGCCAAAGGGCCAGGCGCCGATGGGCAGCCGCAGATCACGGAAGAAATGGCGCGAACTGCTGTGAAAGCAGGATTGAAGGGGTCCGAGAATGGCAACGGAAAGCTCTGAGGCTTGGGTAGAGGTCTTCGAGGCGAGGGAGCGACTCCGCATCGATGAGGAGTTGTTCTATGCCCTGCTGTACGATTATCTGGCGGTTACATCCAGCCCGACGATACGCGATATCATACGCTATCTCGAGACTTTTATGGAAAAGGATTTTGATGGTAACACGGTGGCGTGGAGAAAGGCTTTCCACGCGCTCGCCCTGGCGCAGCTCGAAAGAAATATCGCGGCCCTGGGATTACCGGTGAGACGGACGGCGAACGCGATGGCGCGGCGCGAATTTCATGTGGATGAAGCGCGATGGCTTCTCTGCTGGCAGCTTTGCAAACTCGTTTACATTTTGAAGACCAGGGGCATTCAATGAAAACGACCTTTGCCGGGCATGTGCGTGCGGCAGCAAAGGCACTCCAGGCGCAAAAGCGCCACGTTACGCTGGAGGCCCTCGAAATGGGTTGCGGTCAGCTCATCCGGACGCGCCGGGATAGGGACTGGCTCTGCAAGACTGTCTCGAATTTGTGTGCGGCCGGCGAAATGAGGCGGGAGGCCGCTGGGATCTATCTGTACCTAGGGAGGCAGGCACCCGCGCAAAAGCAGCAGATTATGTGGCGATACCTGCGTTCGAGCCGCAGTTTCGGGGGCGTAACCGTCGACGAGCTGGTGGAGGTCGCCGGGGCCGCGCCGGAATATGTGAAGGAATGGCTCGGGGTCTTGATGGTGCACCAGGTGGTGAAGGAAACCAATGGACGATGGTGTCTCACCTCCGACCAGGTGCAGATGCCGAGGAATGAGGCAAAGGCGCAGCGGCTGCGCAATATCAGATCAAGGAAATCGTATGGCTAAACAAGCACGAAGAGTCCCGCTGATCGGGAATAAGGAGAAAGCAGTTCTCCATATTGCGAAAGTCCAGCTCGGCATGAGCGAGGAAGCCTATCGCGATATGTTGGACAGTGTTGGCTGCAGATCATCAGTCGAACTTGATTTCTCAAAGTACGCGCAGATTATGGACCGTCTGAAAGTCGCCGGGTTTAAGCATGTCCACGCCTCCGCAAAACGCTCCGGGATGCACCGGCCAGCTTCTGAAGACAAAAAGGAAATGCTTTCGAAGATCGAGGCGATTCTTTCTGACTTGGGTCTCTCATGGGCATACGCCGATGGGATCGCGAAGCATATGTTCGGGATCGAACTGGTTCGCTGGACTGACAATAACCAGACCTACAAGATTTTGCAGGCTTTGATCTATCATCAGAGCCGGCGGAAGCCAGAAGCTGGTTAGAAAGGATGTTGCGCAAGGTGCGCCAACGGCAGGTTAGCGAACTGGCGAAATGTGAATGATACGAACCGAGGAGAAAAAAACTATGGAGACGATTTTTAGCCGCGCAGAAGGATCTGATGGAATGCAGATGGTCGGAAGCATCGTTGACCTGGTGGCCGAACTCACTTGCAATCTGAAACCAGGTGAATCGGTGGAATTGTCCAGCAGCGCCATGAGCGGGTTATCCAATGTCCTGATGATGGCCGGTGAGGCGTTGGGAGCGGCCGCACTCGAACTGGAACGGCGCGACGTGCCGGCAAAAGATCAGGCTGCGGACATTTCCGAAGGGAAACGCAAACGTCTTAAGGCAATTTGAGCGCTGCTGCGCGGCCGGGCCACGGCATAGCGGCCAAGTCGGCAGCCGAAGGAGAAAAAGGATGTACGTGGGTAGATTGGTTAGATGGGCACCAAGCAAGAGCGGCAGGGGCGCCGGTTCGGCGAAGCCGGCCACGGGCGCCAGCGGCGAAAGCGCACTGGAAAAATTCGATGTGCGGATGAAGGCCGCGCTGGAAAAGCTTAATGGGAGCACCAGGGCTCTCGATCAGCGCCTTACTATGCTTGAATTGCGCAATGGGTTGCACCCCAGGACGGAGGATGCCTCCATCCTCAAATCTTGCCTTGCGAAGATGGACGCCCTGGGCGAGATGGATGGGCGTGCACGAGCTGGTGCGCTTCGAAAATTAGATGCCTTGGAGTCGGGAACGCTGCATTAGACAGGCTTGTAGCCGTTGACTTGCCCACGGCGCACGCAACGAAGGGAAAAACGACGATGCCCAATTATCTTAAAGCTCCCCTGGGCTGCTCCGGGGGCGGAATTGGCAATGCCGAATTTGTTGTAGACGAAGATGGAATCGCCGAGATTCCGGACGGCGTTGACCATCTGAGCCTTCTGGATCACGGCTTCAGCGACCGTTTCACGGAGTCGGACCTTGCCAAAGTTCGGATCAAGAAGGCCAAGCGGGGCGCGCCCGATGCCTCCGAGAAAAAGGCCGAAACCCAAGGGGACCTAAAGTAAAAGCGGAAACAGTCTAGCCGGCAACCAAGCCGGGGAAGATGTGGAGGATAGAAGGTGCCAAGACTGAGTGGCCGTTATTCGGCAGAAAATCCTTACCCTTGCTCCGGAGGCAAGCACTTTTCGTCAGAGCCCCCAAATGGCCCCTGCTTACTTTGTGTGGCCAAGGAGTCCCAAGTTTGTTGTTCCGGGCGGCATTACTACAAAAACCCCATTACGGCCTCTGTTTCGGCGTGTTGCCGGGAATTTCGGATCCACCTTCCACCCCTTGAGCTTGAGAAGGCGTACAACGAAAATCAGCTCGCAGGCCTGGAGGGTCCGATTAGGGAATCGGCTTCGAAAATCGAAAAGTTCAAGGCCCAGAAGCAGCGCATAGAGGAGGAGATTTTAGCAAAACAAAATGCCCGCGCGGAGGCGTTGGGGCGGGGCGAGGATGTCCCCGCCGACCCTGACCTGCTCGGAGGCCCTGGCGACCTTAGGGTGATTGAGCGGCATATGGCCCGCGAGCAGCAGGTGCTTTCCGGCCTCACGCTGCAGCGGTCGAAGTTTCAAGGCCGGCTCGCTTGGATTCTCGGCCGGCTCAAGCTCGCCGAAAAACTTAAAGCCAGGGACGAGATCTATGGCCGGATGACGGCCGCAATGCTTGAGTGGAACAAGGGGATACAGGCATTAGTCAAATTGAGACGTGAGGCCAATGTCAGCATTGACCGGCACGATTTAAACGAGGGGTATATCCCCTTGATGCCGCCGGGTATTGTTGGAGGCCCGACACCAGATTCACCGAGAGGTTTTTTTTGTTTGGATGTTCGGATGACCGCTACCCAAGACCAGATCCTGGCGTGGAAGGCACCGGATACCGACTGAGACTCTTTGTTGCCAGGCGGCGCATGGCGTCCGGGCTGGGCTGCGCCAAGATCAAGAAGCGTTACGGCCGAGTAGCGTTTCGGGTCTCTCCACCGCCTAGCCATCCTTAAATCACAAAGGAGGTTGACTGAAATGGCTCTCTATATCGTAGCACCTGCCGGCGTCACCCAATTGACCGACCTGAACGGCGTCCAGCATATTCCCGACTCGAACGGGAAAATTCCTGTCGCCAACCTGCCGCAGCATACCGACGCTTCACAACTGTTGCTGAACGGCTGGACGTTTTTGAGCCAATAGTTTTTGAGCCAATAATACGGAGGATTCAATGGCCAAGCTCCTGGTACCATTCGTCAAGATCGACGAGCACCTGCGCAGAGTTAAGGCGTCCTTGGATGCTCTATCTATCGAGCGGGGCGGCTCAATCGGTATCGCCGAGTTGGCCAGCGCAGCCCCCCTATACGACGGGCCGCTGCGGGGCATGAGTGGTATTGGAGCGGCTCCCATCGCAGCGGGGCGAGTGCAGAGGATCACCTTTGACAATGGATGCATAATCGTTCTTGCCAAGATTTCTGACAACGGGGAGTGGGAAAAGATCCTGGGGGGCCTTTACCGCGCCTTTCTTCTTTCCATCGAAGCCGTCGAGCACGAGAACCTTTCCGGAGGAATAGAAATTAAGAATGTTTTTCTTTCGGATGCATCTTCTGAGGTCCGTGAGTTGGAAATGGCAGACCGGATGGGAGCATTGGCCAAAAACGATTCCCACCAAACGCACCAGACGGCGCTTTTCGCTATGAAGGAGGTTCTAAAGAACCCCATTCGGACGAGTTATGCGGAGGGCGCGAACTTCGGGCGCCCAGTTCTAATCACTCGGAAACCAGGAGACGGCAATGATCGACGGTTTTGAGGTGGAGATCGGGGGCGAGAAATATATCGTGCCTCCGCTTGGCATGGCCGGGCTGAAAACGCTCGCCGCAATGCAAAACGCGCCGGGGACAGAGAACCTGTCTGCGAAAGAGCAGCTCGTCGAAACGGCGATTACAACGACTCACGCGGCCCTTGTGCGCAACTATCCGGACCTGCAGCTCGAAGATGTCAAAGAACGAATCCACGCCTGGGAAATATTGGCCTTGTATGAGGTTCTCCCGGCCCTTTACTCGAAGGGCGGCCTGGAGCGGCTGCGGGAGGCTCGAAAGGCGAAAGAGGCCGCAGAGGCGGCAGAGACGGCGCAGGCGGGACAAGCGGGGCAGCCGCAGCAGACGGAAAAAGTTGAACAAGCCGGGCCGGATGATCCGGATCGCGACGCTGCCGCTTAGGCAAAGGTTTCGAGCTTTTACGGGCCGAGGTGAGGAATGGTCGACGGGGTGATGAGCATCGAAATCGGGGGCAAATCCTACGTGTTGCCGCCCCTGGACCTGGAGGCCCTGAAGAAAATGGGGCCGCTGCAAAGCGCTTCGGGGGGGATATCCGCAGAAGTTCGAATGGACGCGATCCTTATGACTGCTCATTCTGCGCTCGTGAGAAATTGTCCCGATCTCACCTTTGAGCAGCTTCAGGCGGCTATCCACTCCTATGAGCTGATCGCGTTGGCAAAGGCCATGCCGGGCCTTGTCGAAAGAGCCATCGGGGATCTCTATCTCTCCGAGCTGGAAGAGCTTCTGGATTACTGGGAGGACCATCCGCCCGTTGATGTACTCGTGGCCCTTTCGACGTTTGGAATGCATGTCTCGTCCGACGAGGCGGCAAAGGCAAACAGGCAGGAATGAGGCCGAAAGTGGGAAACTACCGTCAAAAAACCTCCAGGAAGCAGCGCGATCGCACGCAACCCGGGGGCACTATTTGCGCGTAAAGTGGGAATTTCCTTCTATGCAGTTTATCGGCACTTCTGGCCGCCAGCCCTCCGGGGAGGAAAGCCATGCGTGACGACGCCCAGGCCCTTGAAACAGTCACTGTCGCGCAGATGACGCACCATTTCGAAGAAAGGCTCCGGGAGCGCCTCGGAATAGAGCTGACCATCGAGCGGCTGAACCAGCTCCTGGCCGAGAGTAAGCGTATAGGGCGTCAGTGCGTTTACTACAAACTGATTAATTGCGTATTTTGCCGCAGGGTTCTACTAGGCCAATGGTGGCACCACGAGGCCGGCGTAATCATGCTGATCGACGAATGGAAATCGAAGGCAGTAACGATTATTACGCCGAAAGACAAGCTGAGTATCCGCGCCCGGCGTCCACATGACGAAAGGCGGGGCTGAACAGATGCATTTCTCCAATATCGGGGAGGTGATTATGAAAAATCGCAGCATTGCCATTTTGTTGGCCATTTTCCTCGGCGGCCTGGGCATGCACAGGTTTTATCTGGATAGACCGGGCCAGGGCATATTTTATTTGATTTTTTGCTGGACGCTCGTGCCCTGGGCCATAGCCCTTTTCGAGGCTTTTATCTGGTTGGTGAACGGGGAAAAATATTTTCACGAAAGGTACAGCCCTGACTACATTGCGCCGGAAGAGGAAGAAGATCCGGACGGAGGCTGCTAGATGGCCAACGATTCTGTAGAAATTCAGTTCGGTGCCAAGGTGGATGAACTCCTGGCGTCTATGGAGCAATTGTCGGACGCTGTGAAGGAATCATTGGATCAGGTCGGCGACGCATTGAAGACGGTATCCGAAGAGTCGCAGGAAAACATGCAGGCCATGAGGACCGCAAATGAAGAGGCGGCCTCATCTTTTAAAAGCCTGCAGGATCAGGTGTCGGACGCCTTCGGTGGGATTCAGGCTGCGGTGTCCTCGCTCACCGGGATACTTGGCGGATTGGCGGGCGCCCTGGGCGCCGGCAAGATATTCAAAGACTCCCTCGAGGCGACTCTCAGTTGGGGCAACGAAGTCGCGATGCTTTCGCAGCGCCTTGGCATCTCCGCTCAAAAGGCATCTGACCTGGCCATGTCTCTAAAACTGGTCGGAATGTCGGCGGATTCATATACGGGACTGATGCAGCGCCTTGAGCGGCAAGTCCGCACGAATAGTGAGACCCTCGAAAACCTCGGTATTGTTCTGAAAAATTCTGACGGGAGCAGCAAAGATCTCGTCGACGTGTTGAGCCAGGCAAGAGACAAGATATCCCAATATGCGACCGGGGCTCAGCAGGCGGCGATGAGTATGGCTATCTTCGGGGGCCGCGTCGGCGACCTCGGGAAGTTTTTGCGGCTCACCATTGACTTGATGGAACGGGGCAAGAAAGCGGCTAAGGAGCTGGCGCTCGAAATGAGCCCTGAAGATGTCGAGGCAACTCACAAGTTTGAGGAGGCCACGGCCCATTTATCGGCGACCTGGACCTCGTTCGAGAAAAAACTCGGTGCAGCGCTCATGGGCACGCTGCAGAGCCTGGCCGATTTTTTCAACAACAATCTGCCCAAGGCAGTCGAAAAAATTTCCGGAGATATTCACAGCTTCACGCAGCGAATCGTCGAGGCATCAAACGCCCTCGCAAATTTCTTCGGCATCGTCAAGAACAACCAGCAGCAGGTCGATGCGCTCGGCATCCCGATAGGCGTTAAGGGAGAGCAGAGCTGGGTCAAGGGCTACGGCACTCTCCATTATGGCGGCGGCTTTACGGCCGCGCCCTACACGCCGCCCCCCAAGCCCCCCCCAAAACAGAGTGCGGACGAGGATATAGCTGCCGCCACTCCAGACAAAGGCTCCGGCGCCGGTGGGGGAGGCACGGACTTAATGGCCCAATGGGAAGCGGAACTCGAAAAGCTCAAGAATTCCCAGGCTGATTTAAACGCCTGGAGTGAGCAAAAGGATTACGAGTTCTGGAATACCAAGCTGGCGGCCGCAAAGCAGGGGTCGGAGACCTGGCAAGAGGTGTGGAATCGCATGGCGGATATCTATCGATCCATGTCCGCGCAGGCGCAGCAGGCGACCGAGAAGCAAGCCGCCCTCCAGGAAACGATCAATAAGAATTCTTCCGCCATGCAAAGAACGGATTCAGAATCCGCGATGAAAATGGCGCAGCAAAAATATGACACGCTTTATGCCTTGGGTCAGATAAATGCACAGCAGCGCGCGGCGCTGGAAAAACAGGCTGATGACAAAGCCTATCAGGAAGCACTGACCGCCGAGTACAAGCAGCTCGATGCTCTTCATGAGACCGGAACTGAACTCATTGCCAAGCAGTCCGAAATCTACCGTGAGATAGAAAAGCTGCAGCAAGAGCATCTCCTGAAGATGCAAAAAGCTGACGATCAAGCTGTCCTCGCCATGAAAAAGCAGTGGGACCAGTACGTCTCCGAGGTAGGAAACGCCATCACAGGGCTGCTCTTTAAGCACCAGAGCTTTCTTCAGACTGTCCAAAACCTGACTCAGCAAGCCATTTCCAAAATGATTAACTGGTGCCTCACGTGGGTCGAGAATTGGGCTTTGGCCGAGCTTAAGAATACAGCGGCCACCACCACGGGCACAGCAACGCGCACAGCGGCCGAAAATTCATCCGGACTCGGCGCGCTTCTTCCAAAAATTTGGCAGTCCATAACGGCCTGGGTCGGAGGCGAGGCGGCAAAAACCACCGCTACCACGACGGGTGCAGCCACCAGGACGGCGGCGGAAACCGCGAGTGCTACGGCCGGACATGCCCAGCAATCCGCGATGAACGTCATGTCTGTCATGAGCGATGCAGCGGTTGCCTTTGCCGGCGCTTACGCTGCTATGGCCTCCATCCCTTACGTGGGGCCTATGATTGCCCCGGCCGTTGCTTCAGAGGCGATGGCGTCGGTAATGGCTATGGCCCCGATGGCAAGCTTGGACGTGGGCGCCTGGGACGTTCCTCGCGACATGTTCGCACGTATTCATGCCGGCGAAATGGTAGTCCCGGAGAACTTCGCCCAGGGCATCAGAAAAGGCGGCACTTCCAACGACGGCCCCCGCGGCGCGGGCGATTTTCACCTCCACATTCCCATCAGCACGCCGAGCCCGAAGGAGTTCCACAAGATGCTCAAGGATGCCAACAGTCCGCTCATGAAGCAAATAAAGACATCGTTCCGCGACTACCATTTGCGGTTTAGATAAAGGCAACGCGGATAATGCGTCTATTTTGAGCTAGAATCGACGCTGTCTGGAGGACGATGGATCACCCAGGCTTACCCGCAAAATTGGAAAATAAGGCTACTCTGGCGTTTCGCTTCGGGGCTGAACGGGATGCGGGACAGGAAGGATGACGCGCTCAGTGCCAAAGAGGGGATTAAAAAGCTTGTCGCCCTTATTTCTAGTGCCCGCGACGGAATGCCGGCGCCCAGGCGCCGGCGCATAGTGTGTTGGAAACCAGATCCGGCGCCGTCGCCTTTCACACCTGGTGAAGGCTGGAGCGATCATGAGAATGATATGGAGGCCCAGCTCCTGGAGGGAAAACCCATCGACATGGCCAGCGAGCTGCTCTATGGCGGGTTATCAGTTCAGCATACGATCAGCGAGGAAGATGCCGGCATGAACACAGCGAGTCCCGAAATAGAAAACGGTCCGCCAGCCTGTATTTGTTCCTGCTCGCGCGAGTTTGCGCCGTACAAGCGGGGTGCGGTCACCATCAAGAAAATCTGCCCCGACTGCTTGGATAGGAAAAATGCGCATCTAAAGCCATCGAAAGACGAGCGGATCGAGAGCGAGCGCGCCCGCAGCGTCGGGAGAAAAGGCACAGAGGCGGCCGGGCCAGATGAGCCGCCGGGTGCGGATCGCGGCGCCGCAGGTCTGGCGATCACGATATCCTTTGTGGGGTCTGATGAGCAAATCTTCAGACGCATCGAGGCCCTGGCAGGGCGGCAGCGCAGGACAAATGCTGCCCAGGTCCTTCACTGGCTCGACACCCTGGTCCCTGAACTTGGGGCCGATCTCGCGGAGAAGTAGAATGGATGTCGCAAAAGCCTATGTTCCGACCAATCGGTACAAATGCCAGTTTGACAGGGCGTGCGTCAAGGCTGAATTGGTCAGGCTCTACAATGCCGAATCGTTCGGATCGAGCAACATCCTGGCGGCAAAGCACGCCTTCATTTCTGAGTACAATCAGGGGGCAGCCGGTAAATATGCGAAGCTCTACGCAATCATAGGCCCGGCGTCGTTTAAGAGCTTCGAGCGCTGGAAGTTGAAGCTCAAGAGATCTCGCGGCCGGCCGACTTCCCTCATCGACTCGCGGGGTATGGGTGGCGGCTGCCGTAGAAACGCGATCAGGCACACCAGGCGGACAGCGTCTCGAATCCTCGGCGTTATCGCAAAGGTGCCGGCGCGAAGCCGCCCCAGGTGGTTTGCATTCCTCGATGCCTTGAAAAAAGGCCAAAGCCCCGAGGAAATCGCGCGATCCGTGGGCATCCATACGTCCACGGTTCGCAAATGGATAAAAAATCTAGCGGTATAGCAGGACGCGCCATGCCAATACGAGGCCCGGCGCCAATTGACGAATTTCAAGTCGGGGGGTTCAATTACCAATAACATTGATGGGGCCAAGGTCAGAGGAGGGGGCAACAACAGCAAGACCGCAGGGGGGAATGCCTGTTCTTAACCGCTCTCGGTTCGGGCACGATTCTTTATCGTCTTCTGCCACATAAAATCCCGCCAAATTCGCCTCAGAACCAGCTCGCCAGGGGTACACTACATTTGCGCCTTCCCACTTTACATCTACTTCTGTTCTCATCCTAGCCTTCATCGTTCTCAAACTTCATTGCCGTTTACAACGGCCGATGAATGTTGCCCCGCAGGAGCGGAGGCTATTTGATGAAGAGGGGTAGTTGAGAATATGCTGCACATGCTGGATACGGACATGGCAAGCTACATAATCAAGGGTCGCTCTCCCGATGTCCGCGAAAAACTCGCTGCCGTGTTGCCGTCAATGATATGCGTATCGGTCATGACACGCGCCGAACTGATTTACGGCCTGAAAAAATTGCCTCCCGAGCATCGGCAGTGGGATACCTGAAACCCTTTCGTTGACCAGGTCTGTTAACATGGCAACGTCCACGAAGCTTGGATCTTGGTTCCTTCTCCAATTTTGGATTCAATTACGAAGATTCCGCCTGAAAGTTCCGTCCGCTCTCGCATACTCATAAGACCGAACCCTTTTTCAGACGTTCTATTTGCATGGATCGCTCTTAAGTCGAACCCTATCCCATAGTCCTCTATACTCAGTTGTATCGTATTTTGTAATTTAGTGATCGATACATCCACCCACTCCGCCCCGCTATATTTAGCAATATTGTGGAAGGCTTCTTGAACGATTCTAAAAATTGTTATCTTAAGCGTTTCCGGGATCTCATCCCCGTTGATTTCAATCTGCAGGTCGACATGGATATTTGAGTGAATAGTCTTGAATTGCTCGCAAAACCAGTTAAGAGTGGCGATGATTCCCATATCGTCCAAAATGGACGGGCGTAGATCCATGACTATTCTTCTCACATCATCGATAGCCAGCTTTATTACCCGGATAGAATAATCTATCGGTTCAAGCTTGACCGCTCCAGTTTGAATCTGATCGATGACATTTTCCATGCTGAATTTCGCGGCGCTCAGCGATGCGCCTATGCTGTCGTGGAGTTCTCTGGCGATCCTTTTCCTGTCTTCCTCCTGTGTTGACAACAGTCGCGAAGCCAGTAGCCTGAGCCGTTCTTCAGAATCCCGCAGTGAATCTTCCATTCGCCGGCGCTCGGACATTTCTTCCTGCATCCGTACGTTAGCGGCTGTCCGCTCCTCCGCCATCCGAGAAAAATGTTCTTTAAGTTCGACCGATTTCCTGTTTGTGATATTGATGCGCCTTGCGATGATTAATGTCATACCTATGTAAAGGAGCGTCAGGACGCTCATCGCATTGTAAACGGCCCCGCCAATGGTGAGAAAACGTATGAATAATGGAACCAATGCCGGTAGCGAAAACGCTATAAAGGCCGGAAGAACTGGAGAAAACGTTTCCGCCGCACCAGCCACCATCCCGCACAGGACAAAGACAATCAGGATTTGATGTGTTGGTGAATCTACGGGAAAAAGAAAAATTGCAACGAAACCCCAGGCGATTCCGGATAAACCGAGACCGGCCACAAATTTTTTGGCCACCTGCGCAGCCTGATCGGGCTGGAGCGAAGCTTCCCGATACTTGTATAGGAACAAGTAGCGCTGAACTGCAAGACAAAAAGTAATTGAAAACCAGATGATTAATGACGTGTGCGAAATGGATTGCCATAGGACCAATACGAGAATGAACGCGTTCAGAAGAGTCGCAAAAACAGCAATAGGCGCCAACTTCAGGGCCTGCCTGACCAACTCCACCCGAGTGCGTTCCTGTTGCCGGGTACCTTCCAT